ATGGGTATGGCACCTATAAGTCCTTGTAAATATCCGGATAGCACCTGACTTGGTACAGCGATTATTTGATCTACAATGCTCACGCGAGTTTGTTGATCAGTTTGGCCTTCAAGTAATGTTAATAGTCCGTCTACTTGTGTATTGCTTGTATATGCACGAACTCCTGCGATAAGTCCGATTTCACTTGGTGTACCGGCGATACCTTCAGTTTTCAATCCAATTAAATATCCATAAACAACCGTAGTCCAATTCCAGAATTCATTCACAAGCTTGATAATGGTATCTTCCCACACAGGAAGTAATCGCAGTACAGCCACATTCGCGATTCGTTCCTCAAATGAAGCCCCAGGAAAGTCCTTGGGTATTATACCGGCTGCAACATTAAACGTCAGTGTATTTGACTGTAAACGAAGTGCTAAGATGTAGTTGTCTTCATCGGGTAAACCAGGGTTCTTCAAGGCGTTTAAAAGATTGACCTCAGTCTCACGCCAAACACTTGGTATAGCGAGTAACCCATTCACAATGCTCACACGTGTTGGTGGATCTGTTTCACCGTCAAGCGCAGTCAATAGTCTATCTATGGTATATTCTATACCCGTTGAGCCTACTACACCTTCTATTATAAGCCTCAAACCGTATACAACTGCATACATATATACACGAATTGTTAGGATATGGGTATTTAAATAGCCATCGGGTAAAGTGTCGCCGGCCAGATCATTTATAAGCGCCCTTGTGGCATCATCCCAATATGGTCTGGCCTCTACAAGAACGTTACCTTCTCCGTCTAGTATCCCTTCTATATCAAACGCGAGCAGGTAACCTACTAAAGTTGCACGTGTCACTTGATTCTCTGCATTAGCAATAATACCATCTAATGAATTATTAATAATATCTCTCGCGTAAATTGAATCTGATACAGTTTGAGCATCTTTGTATGTTTTAAGATATAATATAGCAGCGTCTTCGGTTGTCGTACCAGCAAGTGGAGTGCCCGAATTTTTCAATGCATTTAAATTGGTCAGATCTGTTTCACTCCACGAAGCTTCGCTTATCACAATTACATTTGATACAACCACATTACGTATGGTTCCGTTTGTATTCTCATCAAAACTCAGTGCATTTATGACATCCTTTTGGTCTTGACCCCAAAACTCAGCAGGATTAACCGCATCAAGTCTATTGTCTTCTCCCTTGTAAAAATTGACTAGATTGAGTAGATTATTTACAATATCGTCGCGTGTATCATAATTTAATTCGCCATCAAGTGCATCTAATTGTCCAGTGATATAACTCTTTATATCATCTACACTATCCATAAATCCAATGAGTGAATCGATAGTTGCACGCTGCTGTGCAATGAGGGTTGCATTACTACCTGGATCTATAGTCAAACTATTCAATTGAGTTAATTGTGTCTCTGACCAAATAGCTCTTTGTTCACCAAGAGTAAATGTTCCATACTTTATTATCGCATACACAATTCTGGAACGCGTATACACCGTTTTACCAGGTATATCATCAAGTATCGCCTTAAGACCGAATTTTATAATGTCATATTCAACTTTTGTGTTATCTAAAATCTCCGTAACTTTATTAATTGTGGCAACTTGCTCGGGTGTTCCAGGTTTAAGTTGTGACAGACCTGTCAAGTAGTAACTAATGGTTGTGAGATACACTCGCAAACCAAATATGAGTAGACCCTCTGTGGGTATTCCGGGATATCTCAAGGCGTTTAAAAGACCAATCTGTTCCGGTCCCCAGACATTTGGTATAACGAGTAGACCATCTATAATAGTCGAACGTACGCCTGGATCTGTTTCACCTATGAGTGAATTCAACTTGGTAGTTGCATCTATCTGTATTCCAAGAATTGTACCAGGTATACTATTTAGGTATGTTTGGATTGTAGCTATCCTAGCTAATTCAGTGTTGGTATCACCAGAGTGAATTTTAAGTTGTTCTAAAACACTGGTATAAGTATCATCTGTTCCCCAATAAAAGAGATTGAGAACGGCGTTGATGAATTCCGTTCGCACGGTTTCATTTTGTTCTCTGTCAAATGCACTTAATACATTTCCTATGACTCCACTCCACAATGGAATTAATTTAAGAATGAAAAGAGTTGTCTGTTGAGCGTCTGTGTAGTTGTCAAGCTCACGCAACTGATCCAAAATGGATACATATTCGTCAGTCCATTTACCAGTTTTTTTGACAATAAAGAAGAGTTCCTTTACACAATTCTTAAAATCCAATCTAAAGTTACCCGACTTGGATTGTCCGTCAATTTCAAATATATTCCGTTGACGCTGTTCAAAAAGAATATCTAGAGGTTTACTTTGAAGCATGCAGCGTTCCACAGTATCCAAATGAACCAGACCCAGGTTTACTTTGAAATTACTTAATTCAAGCGCGTCTGTGACCTGATTATTTGCTCGAGGATTCCATATAGTTTGACCAAACTTTTCTTGTGACGCAAACAAAACCTCATCTGTGGGTCGTAGCTTTATCCGAAGAGACAATTCTTGCTTACGTATAGTACATAAAGGAATTCCATGGCTAGGACGTCTGTGAAAGTAGAATGGAATCTGAATTCTATATTCATTACTACTAAAAGGATCTACACCTTGTGTGCTAAACTGTCCATCGTAGAATTCCTGTAAAAATTCACGATCTGAACTTCCCTGAAAATGTTTTCCATGAATTACATCTAAACTCGATCTATAAGATTCGGGTATGTTCAATTCCCGATGTATGAATATATCGTCTGATGTAACCGTATCTATTTTCTGGTCACCCACATACAATTCTACATAGTCAATCACAGATATCCCAAATATATCAATTGGTGAAAGATTTGAACCTAGATTTGCGACATTTGTGGGATCTACTTTGAAAGAAAGAGTAACCTCTTGTAAAATGTCACCACAGTTTTGTGGAATTGTTACTTCCAAAAAGTCATTTGTATATACACCTTTCGCAAATGAAATCTTATAATTTTCAGTCGCATAATTGGCATACTTACTATACCTTTTGGTGAAAAAGGAGAATGACGGATTTACAGTTAAAGAGTCACTCAACTGACCTATGGCTTCAATCTGAACTCGACCTGCCATTTATACTATATGTGATTAATATTTTAAGCCACATAATCCACTCGAGTAGTGAAGTATATTGTAATTCTTCGCATAAATTTGTACCTCCGTGATGTCACCCTCTTCAGCTGAGTACTGACATGTGTAGTCTAATTCGATCTGACATCTTTGGTCTATTATACGACTGAAATTCAGATGCCCAGATGGAGTATTATCCAATGGATACATTGCAAATGAATAACTAGCGATACGTTCCTGTGTTGGTAATTGATAGAGAACGTTTGAATTTTTGGTACCATCAAATGAAACATCCCCATCTACACCGGATCTAGAATTTGTGAGGGAATTTTCATAAACTAATTTTGAAAAGGACTCATCGAATAAAGTTGTATTATTTAGAGTTATACCCAAACTTTTGAATTTTGTATTGAGCATGTATTGGATTAGAAATTGATCGTCATGATATGAAAACCTCCTGGACTTTTTCCCCGCGATGAAATACATTGTTTTGACTGGGTGTTGAAAACGTAAAATAATTTCTTCTTTATCATTGTCAGTTCTTGGTATATCATGTCTTCTCAATTGCATCTGAGTAATCAACTGATCAGTTGGAGTACTTTTCAAATAATTTAACTCGTCATTACCCAAGTATGCATATGTAGCTAAAAGAGATGCAGTTTCTATTCTCAAATCAGTCGTATATTGGTTCAAATATGGTCGTACAATTTTATCACGACTTTTAAATTTTATTCGAACATAGCAGTTATGTTTCGCGAGTTTACATAATAAAACAGATGCTGGTAAATTGTTATAGAAATAAAATGGTAGGTCGATATACATTTGTTTCAAACTCCACACATTGTTCTCATCTGAGCCATATGGCTCATCTTTTGCTGTTGTGAGGGGCACAACACCATCTCTAAAATTGTAATCACTTGTATGATATTTGTGGTTCATATAGATCCAATCACCTGTAAGTCGTTCTATGAGTACCCCTCCTATAAAGAGATCGGCATACTCTATAGCATGTATACCAACATTGGGTGTGAATGGATCGTCATAATTACCTGTCGGAGTTCCTGCGACCTCATACGTTGATGACACAGATGCTTTATAATAGAATTTGTACCGAAGTGTTAAATTTGTGAGAAGATCACCCATATCAACTGGTATGATACACATTGTTTCTTCGCCAAATTTTGCATCAAGGAGTGGGTGTTCTCTGACATCAAATGCAAAAACCGTGTGATTTTTAAAAATACTCAAAAAATGTGAATATGTGGGGCTTCCTGATATGGGTATATCCTGAGTTCCAAGAGTACCTAATCGCAGTCTTCCTGCCATCTCTACTTAAGTATACGTTTTGTTTTTTAAGTCTGAAGTAAAGATCCATTATCGAATACGAGTTTCTTGTAGCCTGTATAATACATATGAAACCTGTATTCTGGATTTGAAATAACCTGACCATTTCCATATTGTAGATCTGTGTTATCTACCAGTTCAAAATGGAATTTTGTTTTTTCTGAATTTAGGTTGGAGAAATCGAGGAAACCCGATGATAAATTACTTTTCGGATACATTGCGAAATTATAGGTGTAAATATAATTGAGTAAGTAATTGGGTATTGGTGGTTCAAAGTCATATATTCTTGTCACATCAGTTGCCGAACGTGCAAGTCTTGAACGTAGGGGTGTGTAACTAAAGAAATACTCTCTATCATTATTTGATACGTTTGGAATTCGCTCATCATTTAGTGTGAAATAAGCACGTTTTAAGATGTGAGGCTCATTCATATCTTTGAATTGTGAACGAGTAAAGTTGAAACGGTTAGCAGTTGTTGAGTAGAACCATTTATTTATGTAAGTGGGATCAAGTACAGGTAAACTACGATATTCATTTTCATCTTCGTACCCTTCGTACCTGAAAAACCAGTGAAAACACTTAACAGGAACACTTGGTTCCAACTGTAGAACAAATTCTCTTTTTTCTGGATCAATGGGAATACTCGAGTGTTTGAATACAAAATCATATACAATTTCCTGATTAGATCGTGTGAAATACATACGTTCCTCTTGGGAGAGAGTGATTTCCTCTGTGACAATCTTGAAAGATGGTATTTTCTTTAGTGGTGGTGTTTGTGGAAGGCTTCGACCAACAAAATTATCATTTGGGCGTTGGTTATACAGTGTAAAATAAGACTGTTTGAAAAATTCAATTTCAAGTGTAATTGTTTGATTGTGCATGGCACACAATGGAAATGGGGGTTTATTTTGAACGTTTTCTGAATAGACATCACCCGCATAATTGTGTGAAAAGAAGAATGGTATATGAATAAAAAGTTCGTTACTTTGTGCCTCCTGTTGACCAGATGGCTGACTTTCTTCTCCACCGACAATGTTTCTATTGTAAAGTGTATTTGCCGTCATTTTTTGTGAATCGGTCGTGTACAAATTATCATGAATGATACACCAATCCGCAGAAATTTCTTCGAGTGTTTGGTTATCCACTTTAAATTTGATATTTTTGATGATCTTACGACCAAGTAATTGCATATCCCACGCCCAGTTTGCAGTTTCGGGTAGATAGAACTCAGGTGGGTCAACTTCTCCCAATAGAATTTGTTTCACAATATCTGGAAGTACATTAAACGTTGCTTGATCTAAATCGTTTTGAACTAGGTTACTAATATCAGTGGGATCCTCAAGTGAAGCCTCTCCTTTGAGTAAAGAAATCATACCGGGAATAATATTAGTATTATTTTCATCAATGCCCAATGCTGCAAGCAGATCTGGACCAGGAATTACAGTTCCAGATATAATACCCAAAAATGCAAGAAGGACATTTGGTGGAGTTGTATCAAAAAGCGCAGAAGGAAGTTGTGAAAGAAGTAAATTATTAAACTGATCCTCGAATGACAAGAAATCCGCAAAGCTTGGAAATGAGAAAATAGGAAGATTGATACCAGCTGCATTTGGCGCACCAGCAATCCACCACGCTTCAAATGTCTCGTATCCAAATTCTTGTAGGGTTTTACCTCCGAATAAAACTTTTTGAGCTGTCTCATTGAACGTAATGACATTATATTCCCATTGTGGTAATGTCAGCTGAATCCAAATGTTATTCAAGAGGTCTCCCATATGCTTTGGTTTCAACTCAACACGAACCGTCTCACCAAATGGCCATGTAGATTCTACACCAGCTGGGACTACCTGTGCACTGTGGTACTTTCGAAACTCGGAGTGTCTCATGTTGTCATGATACTTAAATAATGAATCTTCTGGGTCTTTGGAGAGCAGATGTGTA